CGTACGAAACTGGTTACTCCTTTAGCGACCAACACTGGGAGCGTCACTGCGACACCAACGATGACAGAGAGTACGGATGTGGTGATAAGCCATTTGATGAGTCTGACGACGGTGCCTCTTGCTCAACCACTACTGACACCACAAGCTCTACAGGGTCCACAGGCAGCTTTACAGACGTTGATGAGTACGGATTCTCTCAGGCTTGTGCAGACTTTGACACTGACCAACAAGCGACTTTTGGTTACATATCTTGGAAACAAATATGTGACACCAACAACGACGGTGAGTACAGCATCTGTGACTACTACGAACCAACAGGCAATGCCACGTTTGCAGACATTCAGTACAACAAGCAGTGTTTGAGTAGTGACGGATCTTAATGTTCAGTTACTACCGTGGCAGCAGGAAGTCTACTCTGACCCTACACGGTTCAAGGTAGTAGCTGCAGGAAGACGGACAGGGAAGTCCAGACTCGCAGCGTGGATGTTAATCATCAATGCGCTGCAGGCCGACAAAGGCCACGTTTTTTACGTTGCGCCCACTCAGGGTCAGGCCCGTGATATCATGTGGCAGACTCTGTTGGAGCTAGGACACCCTGTGATAGCAGGTAGCCACATTAACAACCTGCAGATCAAGCTGGTCAACGGGGCCACGATTAGTCTCAAGGGAGCCGATAGGCCAGAGACAATGCGTGGTGTGTCCTTGAAGTTTCTCGTGATGGACGAGTACGCAGACATGAAGCCTGACGTATGGGAGCAGATCCTCCGTCCAGCACTGGCTGACCAGAAGGGATCAGCGATGTTCATAGGTACGCCTATGGGCAGGAACCACTTCTACGAACTGTACAAACTTGCGGAGCTAGGGGACGATGAGACTTACAAGGGGTGGCACTTTACCAGTTATGACAACCCACTCCTCGACCCTCACGAAATTGATACAGCAAAGAAGTCAATGTCGAGCTACGCCTTTAGACAAGAGTTCATGGCCTCATTTGAAGCAAGAGGCTCCGAAATGTTTAAAGAAGACTGGGTACAGTACGGAGAAGAACCAGAAGTAGGTGACTACTACATTGCTGTTGACTTGGCAGGCTTTGAAGAAGTAAACAAGAAACGGACGAAGAATACAAAACTTGATGAAACCGCAATCGCTGTTGTTAAAGTTAGTCCTGATGGTTGGTACGTTGATAACATTATACATGGGCGGTGGAGCCTTGACGAGACTGCCACCAAGATATTTCAGGCCGTTAGAGACTACAGACCCATCAGTGTTGGTATTGAAAGAGGGATAGCAAAGCAGGCGGTTATGAGTCCCCTGATGGACTTACAGAAGCGTTACGGCACGTTCTTTAGAGTAGAAGAGTTGACCCACGGCAACAAGAAAAAGACCGACAGGGTTATGTGGGCACTACAGGGACGCTTTGAGAACGGTTACGTATCTATTAACAAGGGTGAGTGGAACAACAGATTCTTAGACCAGTTGTTTCAGTTTCCAGATCCACTGACCCACGATGACTTGGTTGACGCTCTAGCCTACGTAGATCAGCTGGCACAAGTGGCGTACCACTACGATTACGAAATTGACGATCACGAAATACTTGATGTTGTGGCAGGTTACTAATGGTTTTCAGAAAATTTAATACCTATGGCATCTACGCTATCTCTGCCGTAGTATTTTTTACTATGGGCTACAGCATAGCTTTACTTTAAGGACAATACTATGGCAGAAGAAATCTTAAGTCCAGACCCGCTGATGATTCAGGAGTCTCTGGAAGAGTGGGTAATGACCAAGTGTGAGGACTGGCGTGATTACTATGAATCAAACTACGAAGCAAAGTTCGAAGAATACTATAGGCTATGGCGAGGTCAATGGGATCCTGCTGACTCCGAGAGAGCATCTGAGCGTTCTAGAATTATCTCTCCTGCGCTTCAGCAGGCTGTAGAATCTAACGTAGCAGAACTAGAAGAAGCCACGTTTGGTCGAGGCAAATGGTTTGACATTGCTGACGACATGAACGACACAGAGCGTCAAGATGTTCAGTACCTGCGTAACAAACTTACAGAAGACTTTGAAGCGTGTAAGGTACGTAAGGCAGTTGCAGAGTGTTTGATTAACTCTGCTGTATTTGGTACAGGCATCGGGGAGGTGATCCTTGAAGAAATTAAAGAAATGGCTCCAGCGACTCAACCCATTATGGGTGGTGATCTGCAAGCTGTGGGCGTTAACATTACAGATAGGGTTGTTGTTAAGCTCAAACCTGTACTACCCCAGAACTTCCTGATTGATCCCGTAGCTACGTCTATTGACGACGCATACGGCGTTGCTATTGACGAGTTTGTGTCTAAGCACAGCGTAGAGCTATTGCAGGAACAAGGCGTATATCGTGAAGCTTATATTGAATCTGCAGCTCCTGACACAGACCTAGAGCCTGACCAAGACCTTACAATCTACAACGACGACAAAGTACGATTGACAAAGTATTATGGTCTTGTTCCTCGTGATCTAATTGAAGCTGAAGGCGTTGATGTTGAGTCTGACTCTATGTACGTTGAGGCTATCGTGGTTATTGCTAACGGCGGTACGCTGCTGAAAGCTGAAGCTAACCCTTACATGATGGGTGATCGTCCTGTAGTCGCGTTCCCTTGGGACGTTGTTCCGGGCCGCTTCTGGGGCCGTGGTGTGTGCGAGAAAGGCTACAACAGCCAGAAGGCTTTAGACACCGAGCTACGCGCACGTATCGACGCACTGGGCCTGACGATTCATCCTATGATGGCTATTGACGCCACACGTTTACCCCGAGGCGCTAAACCCGAAGTACGTCCGGGCAAGATGATTCTCACTAACGGAGATCCTCGTGAAGTACTACAACCGTTCAACTTTGGTCAAGTCAACCAAATTACCTTTGCCCAAGCATCAGCGTTGCAACAAATGGTACAGCAGGCTACAGGAGCGGTTGATTCAGCAGGAATCGCTGGAAACGTTAATGGTGAAGCTACTGCCGCTGGCATTTCTATGTCTCTTGGCGCTATTATTAAACGTCACAAGCGCACACTGATTAACTTCCAGCAGTCGTTCTTGTTGCCGTTTGTAACCAAAGCTGCACACAGGTATATGCAGTTTGACCCTGAGAACTACCCTGTAGCTGACTACAAGTTTAACGCTACGTCAACTTTGGGTATTATCGCTAGGGAATACGAGGTTACTCAGCTTGTACAGTTGCTGCAGACCATGAAGCAAGACAGTCCGCTGTACCCTGTGCTAATCCAAAGCATCATTGATAACATGAACTTGAGTAACCGTGATGAGCTGATTGCAGCAATGCAGCAGGCCTCTCAGCCTAACCCACAGGCACAGCAGATGGCTATGATGGCACAGCAGGCTCAACTTGAGTTCCAGCAGAGTCAGACCGCAGCTCTTGCAGCGCAGGCTGCTGAGTCTCAAGCACGAGCACAGAAGTACGCTATCGAAACTCAGCTGGCTCCTGAAGAGCTTCAGATTGAGAAGATCAACGCGATTACCCGTAACCTCCAAACTGGAGATCAAGAAGACAAAGAATTTGAGCGTAGACTCAAGGTGGCAGACGCCCTACTTAAAGAAAACCAAATAGAAGGAAAACGTCAAAATGCTAATGACACAAACCGAAATGAACAGCTTCCTACACCAAATCAACCAAGCGTTCCAAGAGCAGTTCGACAAATTGGACTTGCTGGAGAACCGGGTCAAAGAACTGGAGGAGAAGGTTAATGCCACAGAAAAAGGACCCAAGGCTAGCACGGGCAGGAGTAAGCGGGTACAACAAGCCCAAGCGGACTCCTAATCATCCCAAGAAAAGCCACATTGTCGTTGCTAAAGAAGGCGACAAAGTAAAGACGATACGCTTTGGTGAACAGGGTGCTAAGACTGCTGGTAAACCAAAAGCGGGTGAAGGCGACAAAATGAAAAAGAAGCGAGCGTCGTTTAAAGCTCGTCACGCAAAGAATATAGCCAAAGGCAAAATGTCTGCGGCTTACTGGGCAAACAAAGTGAAATGGTAAGATGGCTAAAGGCGTACCACACTACAAAAGAGACGGGACTCTGCACACT